CATATCTTGGATGCCCATACTTATGATTGAAAACAGCCAACAGCAACGTAGTACTGGCGCGGCAGTGGAATCTTTTAGAAACGAAGTAGTGAAATCCAATGCAATGTTGCTTGGTGGCGCAAACATGGAGTTACTGAAATGACTTTGATCCTAAACGGCACAGACAACAGCGTATCCGCGCCAGCGGTGCAAGGCGGCACTGCGGGTACGACCACAGGTGTCTACTACCCCACCACCAACCAAGTAGCCATCGCCACCAACGGCACACAAGCCATGCTGGTGGATGCAAGCCAGAACGTGGGGATTGGTACTGCGTCGCCAAGCGGGAGGCTTCATGTAACAGCGGCGGCTGGTAGTCAGACTGTCGCATATTTTGGAAATCAAACTTCAGGGGCAAGGACAGACATTCAAATCTATTCAGCCTCAAATAGTGATGGTTTTATTTGGTTTGCGAGAAGTGGTGCTAGTGAAAATGGTGCTATTCGCTACAACCATTCCAGCGACTATATGTTGTTTCAAACCGCCAGCGCAGAACGGATGCGTATTAACTCCTCTGGCTATATAACAACACCATACCAGCCAGTATTTAGGGCATACCAAGGTTCTGGAAATATTACCGCTGGAAATGTTGTTTTATTTACTGCAACAGATTTTAATGTTGGTAGTTGCTATAACACCAGTACAGGCGCATTTACAGCGCCTGTGGCTGGCTATTATCAATTTTTTGTTACTGGACTTTTTATCAACGGTGGCACTTCACCAGCCAAAATAGATTGGCAAAAAAATAATTCTCAAGATGCTTTGTGTTATGAAATAAATAACAATGTTTATGCAAATGCCGCATCAATTTACACAAGTTCTGTGATTGCCTATTTGGCGGCAAATGATACTTATAGGCTTTATGTGACCTTAGGAAACGCAAATATTTCAGGCTCTCAATCAAAAATGGGCGGAAGACTTTTAGGATAAAGGAAAAATCATGTCAAAAATTTACACAATCACCCTCTCTGACGCTGAAGACAAAGCCCTTGGCGTTGTTGCGTTATCACAAAACGACTGGATTCAAAATGCAGTTCACGAGCGTTGCCGCGTCGCAATTGAACAAATCGTAGCCGATGAAATTCATCGCAAACTTGCCGCTGGCGAAACCATCTCTGGCTCCAAGGAAGACATCGTGAACGCCGCTCCAATCAAGTCTGCGGCAGAGCGTGATGCAGAACTTAACACCGTACAACAAGGAGCCTAAATCATGGAAAAACTTACCCTCTCCACTCAACTCGTAAACCAAGTCATGGCTTACCTTGGAACACGCCCCTATCAAGAGGTGTTCCAACTGGTAGACGCCATCCAGAAGGCGGCTCAGGAAAGCATGAAACCGCCTGTGGAGGATCAAAATGGCTGAGAAATGGATCCAAGGTGCTATTAAGCACAAAGGGGCCTTGCGCGAGTCTTTGGGCGTGCCTGAAGGCAAAAAGATCCCCGCAAAGAAACTCAACGCCGCCGCCAAAAAGCCCGGCGTGATGGGCCAACGCGCTCGCCTTGCGAAGACCTTGAGAGGCTTCGATTGAAACATGGAGCCGACAGTGGAAACTAGACTTTCTGTTCACGAGGCGGTTTGCGCTGAACGCTACAAGAAGATCGAAGAGTCATTTGAGCGCGTCGATGGAAGATTCGACGACGGATCTAAGAGGATGGCGAAGATTGAATATTTGCTCTACGGCTTGATCATCGCCGTTTTGCTTGGCCCCGGCGTAGCCGCTGAATTCATCAAGAAGATTTTTGGCTTATGAACATCTCAGACGTACTCAAGGCTGTATTGCCAATCCTCGTGGCCTGCATTGGCTGGCTTTTGAGTGAGGTTGGCTCGTTCCAAACTCGCTTGACCCAGATCGAGGGCAAGATGCCCACGCTCATCACAAGCGAAGGCGTGCCGACCGATAGCCCTATCTCAGCCGAGCGCAGGAACCAAATGCGACGGGAAATTGAGAAAGAACTCGCGGACGTGCAAGTCCGAATCAGGCTCCTTGAGGAGCGTCAAAAAGGAGCAAAGTGATGCTTGAATGGCTTACTGGTGGAATTTTTGGTAGCCTCCTTGGGGGCTTGTTTCGTTTGGCTCCCGAGATCCTGAAGTACATGGACAAGGGTAGCGAGAGAAAACACGAACTCGCCATGTTCTCGTTGCAGACTGACCTCGAGAAGATGCGCGGTCAGTTCACCATGGAGCAGAAGTACGTCGAGCACAGCACGGCCCAGATCGACGCCATCCAGCAGGCGTTCAAAGAGCAATCCGAGACCGCGCAGGCCAGTTACCCATGGGTTGCGGCCCTGTCCGCTCTGGTTCGCCCCATGGTCACTTATGTGCTTTTCGGTATGTACGTCGCGTTCAAAATAACCGTGATGGCTTATGCCATCAACTCCGGTGCGACGTGGGTTGACGTTGTCCACAACAACTGGACGGCTGAAGACTTTGGGATGCTCAACATGATCCTGACATTCTGGTTTGTTGGAAGAGCGATTGAAAAGTACCAAAAATGATCTCCGATGCCATCCGCATAGCAAGCGACGCGTTGGTCAAGCCCTTTGAGGGTTATGCCAAGCGCTTGCCAAACGGATGGTGTCAAGCCTACCCAGACCCGGGCACCGGGGGTGACCCGTGGACGATAGGCTGGGGCTGTACTGGCCCTGAGGTCACGCCGACCACCGTATGGGCTCAGGAACAGGCTCAGGAGGCGCTGGAAAAGCATCTCCTGTACTTTGCCTCCAACTTGCTGAAACTCTCGCCTGCGCTGGCTAAAGCCGAAGACAGGCGCTTTGCGGCGGTGATCAGTTTTGCCTACAACTGCGGGCTTGGCAATTACCGGGTCTCGACTTTCAAAAAGCGGATCGACGCGCAAGACTGGCCCGGGGCCTGCGAAGAGATTGTGAAATGGAACAAGGCGGCTGGGCGGGTTTTGCCGGGCCTGACGCGAAGAAGGCTTGCAGAATCGGCTTTACTGAAGTAGCCCATCGCTCTAAAATGGTGAACAAAAAAGGATATAGCGATGACAACAGCGGTAGTAATGACCTATGACTCGTTGGTCAGCAATATTCAGATTTATCTGGAGCGTACAGACGCCACCACGATAGCGTACATCCCCACCTTCATCATGCTCGCCGAGCAGGTAATTGCGGCGGAAATCAAATTCCTTGGCAACCTGACGGTCGCCGAAAGCACCATGACGGCAGGCAACGCGGTGATCTCAAAACCTGCCCGCTGGCACAAAACCGTGTCGATGAACGTCACGGACGCAAGCGGCAACAAGCAACCCGTTCTGTTGCGCACCTACGAATACCTGCGCGAGTACTGGCCCAAGGCGTCCTCAACCGACTTGCCGCTTTACTACTCGGACTACGACTACACGCACTGGCTTGTGGCCCCCACGCCCGCATCGGCGTACTCCTACGAGGTTTTGTATTACGAGCGTGTGCAACCCCTTGACTCTTCAAACCAGACGAACTGGTTCACGATTTACGCGCCTCAGGCGCTGTTGTACGGATCCTTGCTCCAAGCAATGCCGTACCTCAAAAACGACGACCGCATTCCAATGTGGCAAGCCCAATACACCGCGATCATGAGCACCCTCAAGACCGAGAACACCCAGCGCATCGGTGATCGCCAAGCCACGGTACTTGACACATGACCTTCACCTCACCATTCACTGGCGACGTCATTCAACCGACGGACGTCAGTTATGCCTCATACAACCTCACCGCCAACCTCCAGTTGCAGTGGCCCTCGAACACGAACGGGTTGCAGAACCCGGCGGCGAGGATCATGGACATCTACCAAAACGCGGCGTGGACGGTCACCATGCCCGACGCGACTCAGGTATCGGTCGGTCAAGACGCCCTTATTCAAAACACCAGCGCAAGTTCAATCAACATTCTGAACTATTCCGGGAGTGTGATTTGCACCGTCACCAGTGGGCAATCGAAGTACATCTACCTGACGGCAAACAGCACCACCGGGGGCAACTGGGGCGTCATTGCTTTTGGCTCGACGACTACGACCGCTAACGCCGCGACGCTGGCTGGCCTCGGGCTGGTCGCAATCACTACGACGCTGAATCAAAGCCACCCTGTTGCGTCATTTGCTACGGGCTACACGTTCACCGCAAGCGACCGTGCGCAGGCCAAACTCTGGTCTGGAGGCACCGGGACTGCAATCCTGCCTTTGGCCTCAACGCTAGGCAACAACTGGTTCACGATCCTGAAAAACGGCGGCACTGGGTCAATGACGGTCAGTTGTTCTGGTGGTCAGTTGATTGACGGAACCTCCACGAAGACATTCCAGCCTGACGAGTCGGCCTTTATTCTGTGCAACGGAACGACGTACTACACCATCGGCTACGGTCAGAGCAACACGTTCTTCTTCACCGCCTTGGTGTACCCGGTCACCGGGGGTAGTTACTACCTGACTACCTACGAGATCCAGTCGATCATTCAGGAGTACGTTGGGAGTTTGGTTTCCAACGTGACGGTCTATTACCCTCAGGTGGTTAACCTGTACGTCATCTCCAACCAGACGACGGACAACGGCAAAACGCTCACCGTGACCACTGGAGTGGGCGGTAGTGCCACCGCAACGATCCCGCCGGGTCAACAGGCCACGCTTGTCTGCGATGGAACCAACTTCTTCAACGCCAACACCGTGCAGGCTGGCGCTACGTCGCTGAACCTGATCAACGGAACTGTAAGCACGCCCGCCATCAACTTTGCGGCTGAGACCAACACGGGTATCTGGCGCTCTGGCTACGGCGAGTTTGATATTTCGATTCTTGGCACAAACCGATTCGCTTTGACTGCCACCGGGCTGGCTATCACTGGCGCGGTATCTGGCACTACGGGGACATTCACAACCGGGATCTTCGGGGGTACGTTTACATGACAGCAAAAGTCTTTGCCCTTGATACCCAGCCGGGAATTCAGCGCGACGGAACAGTATTTGACCGGAACTTTTACACCGACGGGAGGTGGGTTCGCTTTCAGCGTATGCGCCCTCGCAAGATGTTGGGCTACCGCCAGATCATCGCCAACTTGGCTGGGCCATCTCGCGGCATCTACGTCAACCCGCAGAACGCGTTTTCGTACGTCTACAGTGGCTACTCCGATGGCTTGCAGGTTCTTCCGATTGACAACAACGGCGTTGGCTCTGCGCTGAGCGATTTCACGCTTACCGGGTTTACCCCAAGCGCAAATAACCTCTGGCAGTTTGATTCGCTGTTTGACTCAAACGGGACTGGCATTGAAACCTTGCTTGCGCATCCCGGTCAAAATCTGAGCGACATCAATAGCCAAGTCAACACGCCTGTTTTGGGTGGATCCATCAGCGGAACAACCGCCTCTCCTATTGGTGTCTTCACGGCTGTAGCGTCTTTCTCGAGCGGTGCCTCGTCGATCACGTTGGCTACCTCCAGTGTGTTGATTGGAGCGGGCCAAACAATAAGCGGGACGGGAATTCAAGCGGGCACAACCGTCACGTCTATTGTCGGAACAACGGTCAATATTTCGTTGCCGACCACCGCTATTGGAACGAGCGTCACGCTGACATTCAACAACAACATTTCGGTATCTGGTGGCGTGGTTGTTCTGCACCCGTACGTGTTTGTGTACGGCAACAATGGCCTGATCAAGAACTGCGCCGCTGGCGACACAAACAACTGGGTGTCTTCGGACTCCAACGAGACCAACGTGGCCTCCACCAAGGTCGTGCAGGGCCTTCCGGTTCGCGGCGGCTCCAACGCACCATCTGGTTTGTTTTGGACTCTGGACTCGCTCGTTCGCGTTTCTTACACTCCGACCACTGTTACGGTGGGCGGAACAGCCAGCACGTTCTACTGGCGCTATGACATAATTTCCAGCCAGTCTTCAATTCTCTCCGCGCAATGCGTGATTGAGTACGACGGCATCTACTACTGGATTGGCGTCGACCGATTCTTGCTCTACAACGGTGTGGTCAAAGAGAACAAGAACGACTTCAACCAGAACTACTTTTTTGACAATCTCAACTACGCACAGCGTCAGAAGGTGTACGCAACCAAGGTTCCTCGTTTTGGCGAGATCTGGTGGTTCTTCCCTTCTGGCACTTCAACGGAATGCAATGACGCAATTGTTTACAACATTCGAGAAAACTGCTGGTATGACGCAGGAACAGCGCTTGGTACTCGACGCTCTGCTGGCTACTTCTCGCAAGTATTTCACTACCCCATTAACGCAGGCTGGGAGCCCAACGCCTCAGGCGGCGTAAACGCCACCACGATTACCAACGGCGGGTCTGCCTACACCAACGGCACCTACCTGCTCAAAGCCCTCACGGGGGGCACTGGATCGGGCGCTACGGCAAATATCACGGTTTCTGGGAACAGGGTAACCGCCTGCACGATTTCGGCCCGTGGGACTGGTTATACGGTCGGGGATACGCTTTCCGCGTCTATACCCGGCGGCGCGGGGTTTGTGTTGACCGTGAACTCGACCATGACCTTCGTGACCTTGTGGCAACACGAGATCGGCGTGGACGCCATCAAAGGATCCACGGTCGAGGCCATTGAGAGTTATTTTGAGACCAGCGACCTTGGGTGGGTATCTGGCGGGCCTGCCCAGCCCTCAATGATGGGCGACAACAAGTGGCTACGCGTAGAACGCCTTGAGCCCGACTTCATCCAAACCGGAACCATGGAGTGCTACATCACGGGTAGGCCGTTTGCCCAAAGCGACGACTACACGTCTGGGCCGTACTACTTTGATCCCGACACAAACAAGATCGACATGAAAGAACAGCGCCGCGAGTTCAGGATCAGGTTTGTGTCCAACGTCCAAGGCGGCAACTACCAGACTGGTCGCATCCTGCTTGACGCCACCTTCGGAGACGTCCGTGGCTATTAACACCGCTCCGCTCATAGACCCTCGCTATATGGAATTCTCGGAATGGGCGTCCCGTATGTGCGAGCAGTTTGCGACCCAGCAGTTGGAAATCCCGGACGAAAGAACCGATTGGAAAAGTTGGGCAACAGGCTTGATTGCTATAGACTTATTTGTAAACGAAGGAATCCCCGACCCGTCTGTTTTTGAAAACTGGCAAGACTGGGCGGCGGTTCTTGTTCTTACAGTAAACCTGAGACAGCCACAGACATGACCGACTTCATCGACTTATTCAACCTCGTAGCCAAAGTGGCCCGGCCCATGTATGCCGAGCAGAACAAGGCCACTTCGATGGAGGATAATTTTGTTGACCTCAACCTCGATAGCCTTGACGGGTTGGTCATGCTGATGTACCTGTGTGAGATCTACGGCATCCCGGATGACGACGAGACAAAGACATGGTCTCCAAAGTCCGTGCAAGAACTCCACGACCTGCTGATGAGCAGGAAAACAAAAGAGCCCGGCACGCTAGAGGAAGTTGCTGAGGCCATTAAATGATCTACCTCACGCAATACCGAACACTCTCAACGATCAACGTCGAATTGTTCGAAGATGTGGTTTATCCCCAAAAGGTGCATTGGTTCCCCGAGACGTACGCCCGCACAAAAAGCGGGCTTTTCTACGTCCCCCACAAGTTGGCAGAGCGCGTCCTCGACCCCGAACTGTGCAAGTACCTCCGAGAGAATCCGGTCGGCAAGACGGCTTTCATCCTTGCTGGCGGCAACGCGCACTTTGCTGGCATCGGCCCGCGCAAGTACGAAGAGAACAAACTCACCTACGTCTACAAGTTCTTGCCATTTAGCCTGACGCAGGTCTTTGCCGGGCGCGTGGCTCAGGGGTTTGGGGAGATGGATCAGGTCGTCACCGACGCGTCTGCCTGCGCATCCAGCCTCAAAGTCATGATGGACGTGCAGACGCTGATCAACTTCTATGGGTTCCAGCGCGTGATCGTGCTCACCGTGGAGGACGGCATCACAAACGCAGTTTTGGAGTTTTTTGGTGAGGCCAAAGCCGTACTCACCCAAAAACAAGAAGATTTGGGCATCAAGCCATCCGCTTTCGATTCGAATAACTTTGGGTTCCGAATCGGTCAGGGTGCCGCGCTGGCTGTGTTTGAGACGGCAGAGGCTGTAGACAAGCAGGGGGTAACCCCGTACGCCGAAATGGTCGGGGCCTACAGCGCCTCGGAGGCATCCACCAACGCAATTGGTCAACTCGAGGACGGGCAGGGTTTCAAGAAGGCCATCCTCGGCGCGTTGGACATTAGCAAAAAAGGCGCAGGTGAGATTAAAATAGTCAAAACGCATGGTACGGGGACTGCCTCGAATAACGCCTCGGAAGGAAACGCTTTAAAAGCGGTGCTCCCAGAGTTTGTTGCGACGTCCTACAAGCAAAAGATTGGACATACCATGGGTAGTAGCGGCTTGTTGGAAACGCTGTTACTGCTTGAAGATTTGAAGAGCGGGGTCGTGCCCGCTATTGAGAACCGAACAGAAAGCGATTCGGTTTTCCTATCTCAAGCAACTCCAAAGCCTGATGGTTTGATATTGAGTTTGGCGGCAGGAATGGGCAACATCTATTCCGCCGCAATCTTTAAGGAATGTCATGGTTGTCGATAGCACCCAGCAAAAACTCTCCAGCATGGATGTGATCAAGATCGCCGCTGAGAACACGAAGTCGAAGAGGCCGCTCAAGCAGGTCTATGAGATGCTGAAAATTGAGTTCTCGCAACCCAAGGTTTGGAAGATGCAAGAGGGCAACACGATCTTCATCATTCACCGCACCAAGGTTCCCGGGCATGGTTTCTTCCGCGCACTGAACGCGGACTCTCCTCGTATGTTTTTGCAGAACAGCCAAGTGTTCATGCGGGCGGCTTACAAGGCTGGCTTTGATGTGGTTGTGACGCAATTTGAAGACCCAACCATTCTCAACATTTTCAAAATAATTGGTCGCGCCCAGCCCGCTGGAATGGGGTACGCGACGGCTAAAACGCAGAACGACGGCTACCAAGTCGTCTTGCGTCTCGGGCCATCTCGAAAGGCAGGCGACCAATGAGCGCAGTTGTAGAAACCGTTTTGACAGTTGCCGCCGTTGCGGCAGTTGCCGTTTTTGCTCCTGAGTTTTTGCCAGCGGCCTTTGAGACCGTCGGAAGTGTTGCCGCCGAAGACATCATTGCATCCGAAGTGGTCATGGACGCCATTGCGGCAGATCCAATTCTTGTGGCGGCGGCTGACGCGGCACCTGAAGTTTTGACTGAGATTGCCGCCAATGTGGCTCCAGAGGTTGTTGCCAGCGCAGTGCCTACGGCTGATATTGTCGCCACCGCACTCCCGGAACTTGTGCCAGAGGCTGTCGCCAGCGCGGTGCCTACGGCTGATATTGTTGCCAGCGCGCTCCCGGAACTTGTAGTCCCTGAGACGGTCACGGCGGTAGAGCAGGCCACCGCCGTTTTAGAGGCCACTGGCGACGCCCTAGCCACCGCCACCACCGAGCAGGCGGCGGCAAGCACCATTGTTGAGGCTGGCGGAACTCTTGAGGAGGCTACTGCGGCTGTAGAAAGCGTTCAGGAAGGCGCAACGGTAAGTGAGGCTGTGAGCGGTGCAACAAATGGCTCAATCACCGCCAACCCCGTAACCGAGGTTGCATCGAATAGCACCAGCAGTTCTTGGCAGGAGACTTTCAAGAGCCTCAGCGAGTCTGCTAAAAATTTAACCAAAAACCTTGGCGAGACGATCCTTCCGGATGCCGACCCAATGGTTCAACGCTTTGTCGGTCAAACTGCGCTGAACACAGCGACTAACGGCGGCGACATTAAGAACGGCGTTGAGAGCGGAATTCTGTCGCTCGGTACTGGCGCAATTGGCAGTGAAGTAGCCGGGGAGACAGGATCCAAACTTGCTGGACAAATTGCAGGCCAAGCGGCTGGTCAACTTGCAACGACCGGAACTGTCAACGGGGAAGGCTTGTTGACTGGCGCGGCAGGTAGCCAGATTGGAAATTTTGTCGGCGACGAGACCGGATCCAAGTTTGCTGGTCAGGCCGCGTCGACCGCCGCCCGGAGCCTGATTGCTGGCAAAGACCCAACACAAGCGCTCGAAAACCTTGGCCTCAAGACGTTGGTCAATGAGGGCGTGGGCCTTGCAAAAGATTACGCGTCGGAGTTCGGGAAAACCCTTGGCTTTGGAAGTGATACCCCAGCCGACCCTAACGCCGCCGCGCCCGCAGAAAAGGCAGACGCAATACCGACCGACGTGCGCGACTTGATCCCTACGTCTACCGAGGTAGCAAGCCCTAGTTCTGGAGCGCCTACGGGCGGTCTGGCGGCTGTTTCTAGCCCCGATGTGACCACCGCCGACAACGCAACGACTGCGGCTACTTTGGGCCAAAGCGGTCTTGGGGCTATGGCTCCTGCGACCTCCGCCACAGACGTGGGCGCTATTGCCCGCGCTGGCGCGTCGCTTGCACCTCCGCCCGACGTCACCTCGGAAGAGCCCGCCCCTGCGGGAGCGCCGTCGGCCCCACCGGAATTGCCTCAACAGCCCGCGCAACCTGAGGCACCTCAGAAGAACTTGTTCCAGCAGGCCGCACCATTGAGCCCTCTGGGCATCATGGGCGCTGGCGTCAACAAGTACTTGACTGGCGAAGTGAATCAAGCCCTACGCCCAACACCACAGCGCCCTGCCGCCGCGTCCGGTTTGAAGTCTGCCGCCCCTTCGCGCCTGACTCCAGAGCAGATGGCCCAGATGCGCGCAGGAGTATCAACGCCAGCGCCTGCCGCAAGCGCCCCAGCCGCACCGCGCCAAGCGCCTCAATTTGGCCCTCCCAAGAAGGCCAACGTCGCCAACATGACGCCCATCACAAACGTAGCCAGCCTGATGAAAATTCTGGGCAAAAAAGGGTAAGCCATGGCAATCCTAGTCAAGCGCAAAGCACAAAACCCAGTCCCCGACTATCGCCAGATGGATCGGCTGGGCACCGACGGAGCGGCCTCTCGCGCCCCCGCCTCTTACCTCGGCGCGCCGACGCGTCCCGTTACGTCCGTAATTTCTCGGCCCGGCGCTAATACGCCGTCAACCAATACGCCATCAAAATTGATGGCCCCTACAACTCCTACAAACCCTACAGCGCCCGCAAATGTCGCCACGGGCGCTACTTCTACTCTGGGTACGGGTTTACCCTCCCAGTCAACCACAGGGGCTGTTACGTCGATCATCAAACCCGGCGCTGGCCCGGCGGCTCCTGCGCAGACTCCTTCCTCGATTGCCAGCGCGGGCAGTGGCGCAACCAAGCCGACGACCACGACCAACAACTCCACAAGCAACAACGCCCTTGCGAACACGCTTTTGACCACCGCTGGCGGAGCGCTGGCTGGCAGTTTGCTAAACCAAAAGACGGGCAAGTCGATCACTGACTATCTTGGCTTTACTGGCAAGCCTTCTGCGCCAGTTGCGCCTCCTCAAAAAGCGCCAGTAGTTGATGTTGTAGGAAAGCCCGTGGTCAGGCCACCATCCTCTAAGCCAGCAGGCGCTGGTTCAAGCACGTCGTCTGGCGCTACGACCGCCCTAGACCCAGCCCAGCAAAAAGCGGCTTTGGATAAGGCTTCAGCAGAGGCTCAGGCGGCATACACTGGCCCTCCCGCTGACGCCATCCAACAGCCAGATGGAACCTACTACAGCATCGATTCCAACGGTTTTAAAACCACCTACGACGCCGAAGGCAAAACCATTGCCATGGAAATGGGAACGCCCGAGGAATTGAAGGCGTGGGCGCGTTTGAACGATACAAGCATCAACACCGTCAAGCCGGGCGAAGATGGCGGCGTGGCTACTGGGCAGGTTTACACGCCAGACACGGTGTTTACTCCCAAGGGAGGGGTTCCTCCAACCGCTGAGGCTACTAAGGTTGACGTGTCAACCATGAGCAACCTTGGTGGCGGGTACTACCAAGCCGCCAATGGTGACGTCTATGATGAGAGCGGAACTCTTCTCGCTACGGTCGGTGAGGACGGAAATTACACTTTGCTTGCGGGGGATAACCAAAGCACCGCTGGCAGTGAATACGAGCCCTACATTGACGACGCTGGCAATACGTGGCTGTACACCGACGCAGGCGGATGGAACCTTCAAGGCGGGGGCGAAGAAGATACTCAAGTCGCCGACAACTCAGACAACACTTGGACTGACCCAGACACTGGTGCGGTTTGGACTTACTCCGACAACGGCTGGAGCACCGACTGGACTGATCCAAATTCGGACACGCAATATGCGAGCAACGAAGACGAAAATTACTACGACACCACAGCAAAGAATGGCGGGTTAATCACCATGATGAAAAAAGGCGGCAACGTACAGCACTTTGATACTGGCGGCTATGTAGATAACGGCGATGGAACCTATCAAATTGGCAACAACGTCTATGACATGGCGACAAATGACAAACTGTATTCTTTGGATGGCGAAACTGTTCAAAATGTAAATGACAAGTACGTTTACTACGGCGGAACCAGCCCTGATCCTTTGCCCGCTGGTGCCCGCGATAACGGAGACGAGACTTACACGTTGAGCAATGGCATCACGTACAGTTATTACAACGATATGCCCTTGTATGGCGAGGGAACAAATGGTCAAATAATCCGGGCTGAAGATAACGGCGATGGAACGTACTCTGTAGGCAACACAACCTACGACATGAGTACAAACGAGCCCCTGTACTCTTCTGCTGGCGGCAGTAAGGGCGTGGCTGTTTATCCAAACGCAATCAAGTCTTCTGGTGGATCCAACATAGTCAATGCGGCTGTCCGGTCGGCTACGCCGGGTAACGATACTGGTACTCTCAAGGCTTTGCAGGGCGTTCTCGGAAACAGTGGCGTGCAAGGCGCTCTGCTGGGTACGTTGTTTGGTCAGTTGCTCAGCGGCGCTGGCGGAACGCAAGCCGAGAACAAGGGCGTGGATATGTCCAAGGTCGGCGCAATCAAGCCGCGCACAACCGAGTTTGGAATTGGCGCTCCTCGCGTGGTCTCTGCTGGAGATTATGCAAACCCGATAAATGCGGGCGGTGACATCTACGGTAACACCGACCTGTATTACAACCTGAATGCTCCGGGATTCAACCCGGTCAACCCTCCAGCGGAGGCACCAGCCCAGCCGCAAGCCCCGGCAGATGCAACTCAGCCCGTGCAACCCAAGGCGGATGGCGGGCTTGCAACGCACTACACGTTTGGCAAGGCCGTGGATCCAGCAGAGATCATGGGCGGTGGACAGGGTATGCGCCGTGGCGGTTTGGCTGGCCTTGGCTCCGTCCCGACTATTCGTCGGTTCTCGTCATTGCCGCACCCCGATAACCCAGCAGTGGGCACCGTTGACGGTCGCCACGACTACCGCAATGGCGCGGCTGTGCGCGGCCCCGGCACAGGCCAATCTGACGACATCCCTGCGATGCTGGCGGATGGCGAATATGTTATCGACGCAGAGTTGGTGTCTATGCTTGGCGACGGCTCAAACAAGGCTGGCGCAGAGAAACTGGACAAGTTCCGCGAAGAGGTTAGAAAACACAAACGCTCGACGCCTTTGCACAAGATTCCGCGTCCTGCAAAATCGCCGCTGGCTTACATGAAGGGGATTAAATAATGGCTGATCTATTCCAAGGCGCGGCGCTACCGTCAGTCACCCAGACGGTAGAGCAACAGGCGACAGCGCCAGAGTTCTACACGAATTACCTGCAAGATATTGCGAACCTCGGTCAGAACGCCGTCATGCAAGGCGGGGTGGCTGGGCCATCCGCTCTGCAACAGCAAGCCTACAACATGGCCCCCAACGTCGCCTTTGCGGGATCTGGTTCTATGGGCGCGGGCTCTCAGTTGCTGGGCGAGGCTGGCACGACTACCGTCCCTGACGTCATCGGCGATTACATGAACCCGTACACCCGCAATGTGGTGGACGAGATGGCTCGCTTGCAACAGCAAAACATTCAGCAAAACGTCCTGCCCAATTTGGCGGCGGCTGGCGTTTCGTCTGGATCTTTTGGATCCAAGCGCGCTCTCGATACGGCGGGTCAGACCATGGCGAATATGCAGGCCAACCTGCTGGGCCAGCAATATGGCGCTTTGAACACGGGCTACCAGAACGCCGGGCAAACCGCCGGGGCAGACTTGTCTCGTGCGCTGTCTGCCGGGCAAGCCTTTGGCAACTTGGGCGCTCAACAGCAAGGTCTTGCTTTGGGCGGCTTGAATGAACTGGCGACCCTTGGAGGCCAGCAACAAGCAACCGAGCAAAACATCCTGAACTACCCCATGAGCCAAGCGCAGAACTTCTCGCGCCTGCTGACGGGCTACACCGTCCCGATGGGTCAGGTAAATCAAACCACTGGGCCTATGCCCGGTGCTTACTCGAACAGCCCGCTGTCTCAGATCGCGGGCTTGGCGGCTTTGATCAACTCGTTGTCTGGCACGCCTCAAACAGTCATCAATTCGAAAAAAGACGGCGGCGCTATAACAGGCTACGCTGGCGGCGGCGAGGTCTATGCAGAAGGCGGAGATGTTCTGGCTTACCATGACGGTAACGGAAACCTCTACGACACCAACGGAAACTTGATAGGTTAACCATGGCACTGAGTCCACTACAACAGGTCGCAGGCAATGCCGCTGGCGCTACGGCAGGAACTGTTGCGGGCGGCGCATTGAGCCCGGTCGCAGAGTCCGACGCAAAAGCATCCAACATCGCCTTAGCCGACGATTCGGCTTTTGCTGATGTACCCAAACTGGGCGAGAAGTCGCCAATTGAAAACCTCGAGTTGACTCGTGCAAAGTTGGACAAGCAGATCATGCAGATGCAGGAGGCCCTGACCTCGCGCACCGCGCAGACGTTTGATCCGATGATGTTGCAAGTTGCGGCTGGCTTTTTAAAGCCCACCCGTACTGGATCGTTTGGTGAATCGCTTGGTAGCGCCGCAGAGAACGCGGTCGCACAGCAGGCGCGCAATTTCGACCTAAACCGCGCTCAACTCAAGTCGACCATGGAGTTGTCCGAGGCAATGCGCACCCAAATGGCCCAGCGCTTGATGGGTCAGTTGTACATGACCACCAAAGACGAGAACGGCAAGGAAACGCAAACCCTCAACCCCGACGTGGCGAAGAAGTTGTCCGAAGTCACCGGGGATCCAAAGTACGTCCAAGCAATCATCACGAATCAGCGCCAGCAGGCATTAAAACAAGTTGGCATGAATATGTTCAAGCCCGTCGAGACGACCGACGACGAAGGCAAGACAACGACCAAGTACGAGTTCAACCCGAACGCGGTCTACGACATCATGAAATTGTCCGACAATCCTCTTGAGGACATGGGCAAGTACGCCGAGATGGTGCCCAAGTTGCGCAAGGCTGGCCTATTGAAAGGTCTCCAGCAAGAGTCTGGCACGCCCTTCGACGCGCTGGTCTTGATGAACGCAGGCCCCGCCATCACCGAGCGCGCCAAGTATTTGGCAAAGCAGTACGCAAACGGGCAGATGGATCCAGACGAGGCCGAAAAGCAGGCCGACAGGTTGCTCACTTCCGCCACCGCGCACATGGATAGAGAGGCTGGATTGGCCTTTAGAGAGACCGTTGCGACTCTCACTCAACAACTTGGCGTGGCGGAACATGATCGCAAAGTCCAAGCAGACGCAGACCGCGTTGCAGACCGCGAGAAAGAGCGTACTCGTCAGGCCGAGATGGACGAATTTAGAAAACGCACAGAAGAAGACCGTCGCACTGATCGCTTGCAAGCCGCCGCAGATAAAAAAGAGCGAGACGCCCAGCGTGATCAAGACCGTAGAGATGCGAATGCAGGAAAACTTACCGACGAGCAAAAGTTGGTTTTCCGCAATCAAGTTCAACCCATCATCAAGAAAGGCGAGTCTGCTATTGAGGCATTGTCCGAGTTGGACGCGTTGAAGAGTTGGGTTCAAAAAGCCCCAAGCGGAATTATTGGCGGAACAACAGCCAGAACCGTTGGAATGCTTACTGGATCCGAGGCCAAGACGGCGCTAGATAACATTGAGTCAATTACCAAGCGATTGATGACGACAGTTCCTCGTTTGCCGGGCGCTCAATCTAACTTTGATGCAAAAAATATTGAAAAAGGGCTCGGCGATATAGCAGACAGTAGCAAGACGTTAGAGCAACGCATGAAAGCGATTGCTACTCTTGAGGAAAGTTATAACAACATCAAAAATCGCGCAATGCGCGCTGAAGATCATTGGAATACAAACAAGACGGCCCTGCCCCTTGCTGAGTTTGAGCGCCGCCCTGCGCCTGCTGACAATCACCCGGCTCCCGGAGAGACTGCGGCAGAAACTCAAAATATTTTATTCACGGCTAAAACTCACAACATCTCGCCAGACGAAGTTAGACGGCAACTCGCGGCGGCTAGAAGGCCATCAGGACAAGGCAGACCATAATGGCAAAAGATCTATTTGCAGATGCTGGCATTACTCCACCGAACAGACAGCGTTCTGATAGCGCCGCTGAGAACAATTCTCCGCCTCCTGAAGGGCCTCGCGACTTATTTGCTGAGGCTGGCATTACGCCTACGCGCCCGCCCGAGCCTCCGCCTCCGCCTCCCAAGCGCGAGTCGCCTGCGGTCAAGTTTGTCAACGAATTACCGAAGGAGTTGTTCCAGAAATCTCACCCGGCGGCGCAGTTGGTTATTGGCGCGGCTAAGCCGTTCGCTGGCTTGGCCCAGTACGCAGACATCAACGAGCCCGCCAACTTCCTCAACAGAATGTCCGAGCGCTTTGACGAGGGTACGGGCGGAGGAGCGGCGCTGGATATTGCGGGTCAGATTCTTAGCCCGACGCCTACGAAGATCGCCAAGGGCGTGGAGTACGCGGGCAAGGGTCTTCAGTATTTTCCGCAGGTAGCGCAGTTTGGAACAAAACTCGCAAACACTGGCGTGAAGTTGGGGCAAGACCTCACTAACGCCGCGTCCGCCGTCGGCAAGTACATCCCTACGAGCGTTGCTGATCTGAGCACCAAAGCGGGCAATTTGATTGAAAAATCGCCAATTGCAACCGGGGCTTTGCAAGGCATTAAGGCGGCGGCTACAAACCCGTTATCGCTCGAGCCAGACGAGACTTACGGCGACTTCTTCAGCAAGAAGATGGAGCAACTGGGCGAGGGCGCATTGGGCGGTGGCGCTCTTGGAAAACTTGCGCAGGTCGGGTTCAACCCATACGTTTCTAAGCAAGTTCAAGATCTCAAAGACATTGGCATGAAGTATTTCACGCCGGGTCAATTGATGAGCCAAGTCCCCATCATTGGCAAATTGATTCAGAATACCGAAGCGAAACTTACAAGTTTTCCTTTTGCTGGAAGTTTTATTGAAAGTAGCCTAAAGGCGTCGCACGCTGACTTCAATCGCGCTCTGGGCAACGAGGTTCTCAAGCCTATGGGTGAGGCTTTGCCTAAAGGCATCAAGGCCGGGGAGGACATGATCAAGTACCTCAATGACCGCGTCTCGGAGGCTTACGACACAATTACCCCAAAATTGCAATTGAGCAATATGCGGTATAGAGATCCAAACTCTTCGACCGGGTTCACCACAACGGTAAAGGCGCTCAACGACAAACTTGCAGACGTGACAACGGCTCTGCCATCCTCTAAAGGCTACGACCTTTCCGGAATGGTTAGGGACGAGTTCAACAAATACATCCTAGATCCTCTGACAAAGTTAAGCGCTGGCAAGGTGATGACTGGGGAAGAGTTCCGGGCGGCTGAGAAGAACCTCGGTCGCGTGGCGTCTGTCTACATGAGAAATGGTCAGTTTTATGACGTTGGCAAGGCTTTGCGCGAATTGCAAGGAGAACTCCGTTTTGAACTGTCCCTTCAAAATCCAAAAGTTGCGGACGAGTTGCGTGGCATTCATGACGCATTTATCCGTCATTTGCCTGTTGAGCGTGCCGCTGGGGCGCTTGGTGCGGCAGAGCGCATTTTTAACCCTAAGCAATTTGAGTCTGCCGTCAAAGCAGAGACCAAAGGCAAAGGCAAATTTGCAAGCGGTCAAAGCACGTTCTATCCCGAGTCCCAAGCGGCTATGAACGTACTGGGTAATACCATACCTGACAGCGGCACCGCTGGGCGCATTGGTGTTGGGTCGGCTACCGCTGGCATTAGTAACGCGATGGAAGGGCTTCCGGGCGTGCTTAGGGCGTTTGCGTTCCCTGCGGCGGCGGCTGGTGTTGTGTACAACAGGCCGACAATGGGTGCCTTAACTGCGTTGGCAACAGAACGCCCAGAGTGGATGAGAAATAAATCCCAAATAATTGAAAAACTTATGTCCAATATTGGCGGATTAAATGCCTCAAGAGAAAAACCAAGGCCAGTGCAAGAGCAGGCCCCGGTAGACCTCCTACAATCTCCGTGATGAGGATGCAGTTGCCACTCTCCTCTTAGCCCCCCTTAGTCGGGGGCTTTTTTTATGCGTTCCCAGCCGTGCAGTGCAACAAAATCTGGGCGCGCATACTGGCCTGTTCGGCCTCATGAACACCGTCCTCAAACCCCTGCTCGTAAGCCTCGAGACAGGCGTGCGCAAGCAAAGCCTCAGGATCGCGCCTGCCGCTTTCGTACTCTGAATTCAAGTGTCTGATGAAATCAATGTTCATGAGGTGCCCCTACTTCGGTCGTTGATTCTCTAACGCCTCGCCCACTGCGCGGTTCATGTCCTTGACAATTGCCACGCAACGGGCGTGCTCCTTACGAGCGTAATCCACCGCTACAAACGCCTCAACCTTGCGGGCCAATTGAATGATGTCCACTTCGTCCGCATAGATCGCATCGGGGAGTTTTTCGTCGCAGTAAAAATAGATCTGCTTGATCGTTTCTTCGCTGAGCATAGTTGCCTTTCAAAACTTGTTTTTCAATTTCCAATACGCCAGAAGATTGCAGAACATCTCCCAACCACGGTTGAGGTCTTCCGTCGTCCACTCTTTTATCGTAACCAGCCCGGGCACGCTACGGCTCACAAAGACGTTCGCACAACGCGCCAGCGGCACCCCTAAGCCAACGCGGTACGCGGCGAGTTGCATCAGGTGTTCGTCGTACGCGTCGACCTTTGCCGGGTCGGAAAACTCCTTCGTTTTGATGTCAAGCACGATCCCCTTGGGGGTGTACATATCGCACTTACCGCCAAAGCGCAGGTCGATGTGAGCGAAGGCCCGCTCAGAGATCCACTCGTGCGGCCCAAAATGGGCGTCTATGGCGTTTTTGGTGGCCTCGACATGGGCTAGGTGGTTCCCGGTCGGTCGGCCCTCGTACGCGCCCTGTATCGACGCGTGGATGTCCGTCCCGGCATCTGCCGCCGCCCGGCCCTGCTCCTTGCTGTCTTCCATGATCCGGGCGATGTAGTCGTCTTCGGGCTCGTTCTCCTTGCGGGGAAGAGTCAAAGCCGCCAACAGCACCTGCCGCTGGAGCCACTGGATGAGCGCAGGCTTAGCCGCCACGCCCAGCACGGTGGTCACCGACGGGACTAGGTTCATGGTGCGCGCATCACGCAAGGTGGTATTACGCGGAGACCCGTCTTTCTTCGACGGGACGGTGTACTGGGGCACACCATCGGAGGTGTACCAGTGATTGGATTCGCTTGCGCGAACCGCTGGTGTGGTCAAAGTCATTGAGCCTCCCCGAGTTCGAGTTGGGTCTGCCCAGTTTCTTTGTAGCCCTCAACCGTCACGCCCTTGCCGATTGCCTCAATCAGTTCGTCCTGCTTAGGTACGCGAACGGTGAACTGCGTATGAGCAACGTGGCTGATAGCCTGATGCGGGTTCTGCGCTCGAACGAGACGGACGACGCCGTCATTCGATCCAATGATGTAAATGCGAGTTGTTGTTGCCATGATTTTCCTTAATACCTAAATTTGGGCGCGCACGTAACATCGGCGACGATGTCCGTGGTGAACCCGTTGATGCGACGCTTTGCAATGACCATCACGGCCCGAGTGTTGTTCGCCTCACACTCGTTGATAGCCATGATGACCTCGTTGCGGCTTAGGGGTTGAACCTCCTTGTCGATCACCATTGCTTGGTTTGGGTATCGATCAGTGGGGTTGTACTCAACCACTTGTGGCTTGGGGCTAGAACAGCCGACAAGCACCAATAGTAAAAATGCAGTTAGCCATTTCATCTCTTCTCCTTAGAACGGGATGTCGTCGTCCATGTCGTCAAAGCCGCTGGACGCCTTGTGATCTCTCACAAAGGTCGAGTTGCCCTTACGCGCTTGCCACTCTGGGGATTGCTCAATTTTTTTCTTCAGGCCGTCGGAGAACGTCTCGTACATTTCCATGTCGGGCTCGTCAATCCAGAACACGCCAGTCTTGTTGAACCCGGTAGGAAGGTTGTCCTTCAGCGCCTTGGGCACCGGGTTGATATTGACGATATTCGTGTACTCTTTCCCATTGCCGCCAACGGAAGAGGCCACGGTGATCATCGCCCAGACGCCCAGCACGTTCTTGAGTTCAAAACCGTTCAGTTCCGCCTCGGTGAAATCACGACCACGCCACGACTTGAGGTCAATGCGCAGTGTTGCTTTCTCCGCGAGGGAGTTGGTAAAGTTCTTCGAGATCGACATCGGCTCACCCTTTGCGGTGAGGATCGGTTTCCCGTCGTCGCCTTCGCCATGAACCTCAAACTGGAGCATCACCTTAGGCAGGAATTTTTCCTTGCCGAGGTACTCCGTCCGCTGAGTTCCACAGTCGATCACTCGGTAGCACCGTGCGAGGTGCATTCCGTTTGGCACGGGCACAAAGTCCCCGCCGCCTGCTCTTGCCATAAGTCCCATTTCATTCGCTCCTAGACAAATTTGCTGTTTCCAGCGTTAAGTTCGAACGCCTCGGCATCCCGCACTCGTAGCGGATAGTTGCCCAGTCGTCCTCGGTAGCAACGCCCGCCTCAGCGCGGTCAAGCGCCTCCTCGAGCATTTGCATTCTTTCAAGCATCGCTTGGTGCATCAGACTTTCATGCATTTCGTTCCTTTGTGTATCATAGTTCGCTTTCAGGTTAAACACGCCCAACTTTAGCAATTTTAATTTGGAAATACAAATTTTTTTGCGTGCTGGTTTTTTTAGTGTAACATAGACCTAAACAACACGAAAGGAGTTAACTCAGATGACACTTGAAAAATACTTTGAGACCAAGCCGCGAGGTAGTAAAACTGCTATGGCGCGAGCGCTTGGAATCAGTAAGACTTGGCTCTCGCTGGTCGTGAGCGGTCGGCGTCCTGCAAGCCCGGAATTGTGCGTAGCCATTGAGCGCTACACCAAGGGAGCCGTGAGCAGAAGGAATCTTCGTCCAGACGTATTCGGAGCGATTCGATGATATGGTACAAATTCCACATCGGTGACTACCTCACCCACACCGTCCACCTCAGCGACGCAGAAGACCTTGCGTATAGGCGCTTGCTCGACCTGTACTACATGAGCGAGAAGCCCATCTGCCTTGATACCCAATCGGTTTCCAGAAAGATACGGCTTGACCTCGACATAACCGAATCGGTTTTAAATGAATTCTTCGTAAAAGAAGAGGACGGATTCCACAACTACCGATGCGAGGCCGAGATCTCCAAGTACACCGCGCAGGTAGCCACAAACCGCGAATTAGGCAAGCGCGGAGGCCGTCCTAAGACACGCAAAGACGTTGATTTTCCTTCCGAGAAAACCGAATCGGAACCGAACACAAACCCTAAGAAGATACAGATACAGAAAGAGATAAATACATTGTCGAAAAAATTCGACGAGTTCTGGTTGGCATGGCCTTCGTCCAAACGCAAGGTCGCCAAGGTCACCTGCCAGACCAAATGGCAAAAACAAAAACTCGACGAGGTGGCAGACAGGATCATTGCCCACGTCAACGCCCTCAAGGTCACTGAGCAATGGACGACCGGGTTTGAGCCAGCACCCCTGACCTACATCAACCAGCGCCGTTGGGAAGACGAGACCCCGGCAGAGCCTCTATTCGGGCGCAGGATCACATGAGCAACTTTGAGCAACTACTTTCCCGCCTCGACAAGGTGAAGGGCCGCAACGGGTCGTATACGGCCTGCTGTCCCGCCCACAGCGACGGGTCTCCCTCGTTGGCTGTACGCCTTGCCGACGACGGGCGCGTGCTGTTGCACTGCTTTGCCGGGTGCGACATTGACGAGGTGCTCGGGGCTATCGGCATGGAGATGTCCGACCTGTTCCCTGAGACCGACCGATACGACCACAGCAAGCCAAGCAAGCCCGTCAAGCCAGCGTTCTACGCGACCGACCTTCTGCGCATCATTGCGTTCGAGGCCATTGTCGTGTCGATAGCGGCCTATGACATGAGCCGGGGCAAACAGTTGGGTGAACAAGACATGGAGCGAATGAAAGTGGCATTTGAGCGAATACAGGAGGCAACACAGTATGCAGGCGTCTAGGATTGAAGAGAAGGCCAGAGAGTTGGACGAGATGCGCAGGGTGCGCGTGATCCGCTCTGGCGATGTGGACTTCGGCAAGTACTTGACCGCGACGGATCCGTCCGAGCAGATCAAGCGGGCCGATGTTTGGCTGGGCGAAATGAAGGCCGAGTTGCACAGCCCGGTGCGCGAGGTGTTCCAAACCATGCCGTGGCGAAAGACGCATTCGTCTTTTCAGTTCAGGCCCGGCGAGGTGACCCTCTACGCTGGAAGTAACGGCGGCGGCAAGTCGTTGATCACCGGGCAGATAGCCATGGGCTTGATCAAGCAGGAGCAAAACATTTGCATTGCCTCGTTCGAGATGAAACCTAAGCGCTCTATCGGCAGGATGTTGCGCCAGTTCAGCGGGGTCAATCTGCTGGGGCCAATGTACAGCGGCAGGGCGCACTACATGAATCAAATGATCGACAGGTTCAGCGCCTTCGTGGACGGCAAACTCTGGTTCTACGATCAGCAAGGCACGGTGACATCCAAGCAGGTCATCGCGGTGGCCCGATACTGCGCGGTCGAGTTGGGTATCACCCACATATTCATTGACTCATTGATGAAGTGCGTGCCAGCCGAGGACGACTACAACGCGCAGAAGTTCTTTATCGACGAATTGACCTCGCTGGCGCGTGATCACAACGTCCACATTCATCTGATTCACCACATTCGCAAACTCGCAAACGAGGAGATGATGCCGAACAAAAACGACGTCAAGGGTACGGGTGCCATTGCAGATCAGGTCGACAACGTCCTGCTGATGTGGCGCAACAAAAAGAAGGAGCACAAGATCCAGAACGGCGAAATGGTCGACAGCACGACGCCTGACGCCATGCTGATGTGCGAGAAACAACGCAACGGAGAGGCCGAGGATTGGTACTCGCTTTGGTACAACAAAGAGAGCCAGCAATACCTCGAATACAACTCCTCAACTTCGATGGCTTTTGACCATGAGGGGGAATTTTGAGTGGCAAGCAAAAAATTTGGAAGTCAACAGAAGGACAAGGCGAAGACGAACATCGCCATCGCTGTCTCGTTCGACACATCATCAGGATGCGTATGCAAGATCGTCAGCGAGCGCACGCGTGGCTCAACGGTGGAACTGACGCAACTGGTAGGAGTCACAAGGGGTGGAATGAATTACATCCCGGATCGATTTTGGAAAGAGACGTTCGGGATCAATGGTCTAAAGGCAACCGTGGAAAGGATGGTGATTGGAAATGACACAAGATGAAGAAATTGAGTTTGACCGAATGAAAACGGCAAGAGATTCTCTGTTGCTTACGGTCGCCAATTTGCGCGGGCAATTGGAAACCATAGCCGCACATGAGCGTGAAGAATGCGCCAAGTTGTGTGACCGATTTCAAGCGCGTGATGTGGGTATGCAACCAGCCGAGTGTGCTGGCGCAATTAGGGCAAGGAGCAAAGCATG